TAAATAATCTCTTTATACAGGATTTGAAGCTAAGAGTATAGAACCATAATACTATAGAGTAGAGAATAGGAGCAAACCATCTTAGTTTTTGTATAGTCATAGAATAGCCGACTATATATCTTATTAAAATGCGTTCGACCATTTTAGCTCCTTGTATATATCTTTGAACTTATTCTCCATATTTAGGATATAGTTATAGGAAGTCAATAGACTAAAGAACATCTGATGACAATATTCCATAAATTCAGCTTGTTCTGGTATATTCATATCACAATGAACCACTTCAAATACACTATCACGTTTATCCATTCGAAGTATAGTAAATCCATCAACTTCAATACCTTCACAATACCATAATAGATATCTGTAAGCTGCTAATTGTAAGAAGTACTTAAAAGATACTTGATTAGAAGTCTTAAAGTCCATTAAGAATATTCTATCGTCTACTGATAATAGTAAATCATAAGTCCCACCAAAGTATGGACAAGTTAGAGTCTTTTCAGAACCTAATACTGTTACTTTGTGTTTATCATTAAGCATTCTCCACCAAGTTTCGAATGATTCAATACAATTCACTGATTCTTGCATCAAATCATGACCTGGTTCTAGATTTGGTGAATTAGTGATAAGTTTAGCAAGGTAATTGTGTACTTCTGTACCAATATTCGCTGCATGATTCAATACTTTTCTATAACTTTGACGTTTAAATCCTAAACTATTAGCCCAATACATCAAAAAATCATCATGGATAGTTCTCCCAAGAACTGATGTTACTCTTGGGACTTTGATACCGTTACATTCGTAACTACTTTTAAAATCTTTATCTTGTAATACAATATCTTCAATAATTTTGATATAAGATTTCGTTAAATTGTTGTCTAAGACCATTGTTCGACTTATTCCTCCCAATATTATAATATACAATTATTGTAAAAAATAACCAGTTTAGTAAAAATCATGACCATCGATAGAGAATATTTCTGGTGATTTACCAGATAATAACTCATGCATGTGTTCTGGTGTTGGGATTTCTTCCCATCTTTCTGCTCCATCGTATTCATGACGGTATAGAATATAGTCGACAGTATAGATGATAATATCGGTATTAACCTCAACAGTACCAAGACCTTCATCGTATGTTTTATATCTAGCTATATCCTTAAACATTTCCCAAGTCATAAACTTACAATCTTTAGGTTTCTCTCTATTAACAACGTATATTACTTCTTCTTCTTTTATCCCTAAATTATCTAATACTTCTAGAGTCTCTTTTAATAAATTAGCCATTTTATTTCTCCTATTGAAAATTATAAACTTTTGCATTTTATAATGATGTGCCGGTACAAATAGATTACAAAAACATAGTAGTAAAATTACTAAAATACCCCCGTTTCGTTTAATGAAAGGATGATATATAGTGGCTAAATCTATTACAGATGGCTTTATTTTTCAAAGCTACAAGCTAAATGAACAAGACATGCTTAAAGAAATTATGCATGGTTCCAGAATAGATAAAAACACAACGGAATTTATCGAAGACATTGCTACTCCAGTAAAACGTAGTAATGCTCCAGCTTATTTGATGAAGATTCTTACTTCTGAAAACTGTGTACTTCTTGTACCAAAGAAACCTTTCCCTCGTCCATTTAAAGTAATTTACTCTGGTGATGGTAGAGATAAAAGAAATAAGAAAATATATATCGATGTAACTGGATTGGTTAAAACAAATAAAAACAATCGTTTCAATGCTAATATTGAAACATTGATTGCTTATCTTGTATCCGCTAAAGTAAATATGGTTTATAATAAAATTCCTAAGACTTACGTAAATACAAGTAAGAACTTTATCGATTTAACTTACATCTATGCTCGTCTATTTACTCATATTATTGACTTCGTAGGTAATATTTCTAATATTCCCGGTCAAAAAGAAAAGATGATGTATCATGCTGCTCGTTACTTCATTCAATCAGTAGCAGAATTAGATGTAAATGAAGATAAGGTTATTGAACTAGCTGCTAAAGCTGCTGGTGTTCGACCTATTGAAGCTAAGACTCTTTCTATCGTAGCTAATGAAGAAGATTATAAAGATCTTCCTACATTCATTGAGTTTATTAAAGAAACATTCAAACTTGATCGTTTAACTACAACTTTATTCATTGAAAAATGGATGTATTTATATGGACCTGGTACTATCTTTGGTGCTGAATACGTTCCTGCTTTGATTACTATGATTACAGATGCTTTCTGTGGTGTATACTTAAACAATCAAAAGACAATTGAAAAAGTACTTGGTACTAGTCTAGTTTCTTACGGTAAATATATTATTTATACTGAAATTGCTTAGCTAAAGGTGATGTAGGGTATAATTACCCTACATCTTTCTTTGCTTTATTTTATGAAAGGAGATAATAAAAATTGGATAACTACGTTCATAATCCAGATGAATGGAAAGATACCGAAGAAGAGATCTCTCGTTATTCCGATATAGTATCTCTCACCGAATATAAGCGTACCCAAGCTGCAGAAGCTATAGACAATGTACAAGTTGGTTTGGTTCCTTATCTCGTTAAGCCTGGCTTTAATACAGATAAACTTCACTTCAAAGATGGTAAGTATAGAACTCTTCATAGACGTAAGAACTTATTCCTTCACTTATACGATATCAAGAATAACTATGTTTATTCTAGAACTTCTCCAGACTTCTTTGAAAGTCTAATGCTAGATGCAGTAGAAAAGGAATATATCACACCATTCTTATTATTCGTAGATGATGTGTTTATCCCATGGTCTAAATTGAAGTTGGTTAAATCTAGTAAGTACTTAACTGCTATCATAGATGGATATGATTACGATTATGAACCAAAAGACGTATCTATATTGATGCTTCCTACAAAGGTTTCGTATTCTGAAGATAGTTATGCTAAAGATGGTACTAAGATTCAATTTAGATTTAACGAACGAGGTCTATTTGATCCAACTGGTAATATCGTAGTTGGTACATTGCATCCTAAGGCTAAAGTATTAGTATATCGTAATCAAGAATTTAGAAAATTCAAATTAGATATCAATACTAAGAAGAAGATACCTCGTAGTTCTGTAGCTGTATTTACTCCTGATGGTAAATTTAGTACATACTACCGTGTAGTAACTTACGCTGGGAACTTATTGACTATAGATGATCCATTCTTCAGAACTCATCCCGTATCTGCAGTGGTCACTTACTTCGATGAAGGTATTGATTCAGAAGATTATATCAATCGTTTCCCTAATAATGTATTAGCTAGACGTATTGCTGCTGAAGAAACTATCACCGATGTACCAGGAATTGATACTATAGATAGGAAGTTGATGCAAAAAGAATTCGACTTTAAACATCTTCCATCGTTATCGTATGAAGAGAATATTAATAATTCTATTCAATATATCTTTGACTATGATAAGAATAAGTTTGATCCTATCTTCAATAAGAATAGTGCGATGCATTGCTGTGAATATACTTATACCGATATAGTAAAACGAATGGATGCTGATGGTTGGGTTACAATGAGTAGAGATATTTATGGTAAGTATAACTTCCATAATGAAACTTATGTAATGATCTTCCATAACAATGAACTTCCAGAGTACTATAAAGATATTGTGTATGAACACGATACATTCAAATTCAAACCTACTAATCTTGGCGTAAATGACTTCATTGAGATCGTCTATATTAAAAATATACGTAATGAAGTATTACCTATAGACCAAGAACACAAGACAGATGAAACCTATCTAAACGTATCTGATTATTATATTCCACCAGAAGAGTTATTAGTATATACTAATAAACTAGGTGATCATGCTTTGTGTCCTCTTAATATCAAATATGATTATGAGACAGGTAAGGTTAAACTACCTAAGGATGAATATATAAATACAGACCTCTATGTAGGTTCTGTAAACCAATTCAGATATGCTAAGATAAACATCAAAAAAGAAACAAATGCTATTTCTTTACCACTATATTTCAATAGTGCTTATAATCAAGATAAGTTCTTATTGTTTATCAATGGTCGTTTATTGAATAGCATTTATTATAAGACTCTAGTTCCTACTTTATCTGAACCTAAAATCAACTTCAAAGTTATTTATACTATGAAGACAGTCAAACCTACAGATAGAGTAGAAGTATTCTATCTAGGTATGAATACTGGTAAGGGTTTAGAATCGTATACTAATAACTTGGTTATCAAGAGTATTATGTCATATGCTACTAGCGATATGCAAACTACTTTTGAAATTCCATTACCATTTAAAGACTATGACGCATCTGCTCAAGGTGCTGTAGCTGTATTTAAACATGGTTTGTTTAAATCTCCTGAAACTTATTATACTTATAAAGATGGAGATAAATGGTATATCACATTCCTAGACCAAGATGATGAATGTATTATTGGCGAAGAAGTAACATTCTTATTCCCATATTACTCAACTAAACCATATATGTATTCTATCCCTACGGATAATAACTCTACACAATACTTACCTAAGACTGTAAATGTAGCTGCTGATACTACAGATGTGGACTTCGGTGATTTAAATATGATCGATAATCGTTCGGTATTAGTATTCAAGAATTCTCAAATTCAGAAGTCTAATGCTTATACTATCGAAGGTTCCCATATTAGATTTACAGATACAGTCAAAGCTGGTACTGATGTAACTGCTGTAGTTTGTACAGACAAAAAGAAACTTGAATCTAACAATATCAAGATTTCTCATTATACTTATACCATTACATCTAAAGCAGAAAACCCTATTACTTTACCTAAAGCAAATATACCTGATTCTTATATGGTATTCTTTAATGGTAAACTAATGGATCCTAATGACTATGGTATCACTAGAGATAAGTTAGTTATCATGCATAGAGAAGACTTTAATAGAACTGGTGATAAGATTGAATTTATCTATGCCGAAAATCTTTCTAATAAAGTACTTTCTATAAACTTCTATCCTATTAGTTTAACTATGCCATATCCTGACTTTGTTGATTTACCTGGATTCTCTCCTATTGATATAAATCCAAATACTATGGTATTATTCGCTAATGGTGAGTATGTAGAACCATCTAAATATACAGTAGATAGAAACTCTATTAACTTTGATTCCGGTATGCCTGCTGGTACTAAGATTACTGTATACTTTGCTTATGAAACTTTAAATAGATACTATACTCCTTATAGTTTATCTACTTCCATCGACAAGAATAAATTTGTTATGGATGAAGCTAAAGTTAAGATTGAGCAAAAAGGTCAACGTAGATTTACTATTCCATATCCAGAGAATAATAAAGAAATCCCATTCATTATCCATATGCGTGGTATCTTCATTCCAGCTGATAATTATACTATTACTATGGATAGAAGTGCTATTGTATTTGAAGATGGATTAGATGAAAAACTTATTCCTGGACAACATGTAAGATTTGTCTTCGTATATAATGGTAATGGTGCTTTTGTTAATAAACATGAATACACTAACCGTATTTCTGAAGGTGAAACTACTATACATCTACCAGAGTTATTTAAATCTGAAGTAGATTATAATGACTACATGATGTTATTCTATGATGGGGTATATCTTGATAAGAATAGATACTATATCGATTCAGATAATCGTGTAATTACACTTACAGATATTCCTAGATATGGTGAAAATCAACGTCAATTCTCTGTAGTATTATTCCATACTGGTTCTGATGAAAATGGTACCATTAATTATCTTCCTAGCTCTGGATTCTTATATCTAGATATGGATAAAATTGATAGAAATATTACCAAAGAGAATACAATGATCTTTATCAATGGTAAGAAGATAGCTAAGCATCAGTTGATTGATGTGACTAACTATCTAAAGAAACTTACTATGGATATTAAAACTAGATTTGGTATGGAGATTATCAATCTTTCTCCAAAAGTATTTGAATTGAAAGATAGATATAATGAAATTAAGCGTGAAGTTAAAACCGCTTGTCATGTAACTATAAATCAAACTCCAAATCAAACAATTAGAGTTCGTTGTAATGGTTCTATCTTTAGTTCTAGCTTCACAGCTAAATCTGGAGATATAATTGACGTATACGTTCAACCAGTAAATGGATATGTAGCTGGTAATCCTTCAGTTACTACTACAGCTTTAACTGGTGATGTAACTATTGAAGCAACTCCTGCTCTTAAAGGTGATTTACAAACAGTAACTATTAACCAATCTGATAATCAATTGATTTCAGTTCGTTGTAATGGTGAGATTTATACTAAGTCATTTAAAGAAATTAAGGGTATGAGTTTCGTAGCTAATATCGAATCTACAAATCCTAAATATAACCATGGTACTTTAAGTATCAAACGTGGTACTATCGGAGATGATCCAATAGTAATTGAAGCTACTCCAGCTACAGTTAAAGATGTTGTATTTGAAATACCTGACCAAAACTTAGAGTATCAAACTTTCACAGCATATCTCTATGATGATACAATGACTAATATATTACAAACAATTACCACTCCTGGTACTTATAATGCTAAATATGGTCAATTTGTATCTGTATCTGTAGAAGCTGCTCGTGGTTATAAACCAGGTGGTTTGGATATCTATGGTGAATATGGTGCAGTTGAATTAACTAAGGATAAAACTATTATATCGTTAGGTACTCCAATTGGTCCTATTAAATATAATATCCAAATTCCTAAGTATGATAATCAAGATATCATTGTAGCTATTAAACCTAAAGATGAAGATATATTCAACTATTATACTTATAAATCTAAAAAGGTTGAAGCTCAATATGGTGATACCTTCGATATTAGTATTACTCCATTGAGTACTTACGTTGCTGGTAAGGTTTATACTAACTATGAAAATAGATTAACTGGTATTATCGATAAGGAATTAGTTATCAGTGCAGATCCTGCTGAACTTCGTACAGAATTAGTCACTATTTCTGTCGAAAGTGATCCTCATGCTGAGATTAAAGTTGTATTAGATAGTGGTGCTATTATCAATGAAGGACAATCAATGTCTGTAATTAGAGGTACTCATTATCGGGTAGAATGTGATGTAGATTATGACTACTCTACTCCTTCTCTAAATACTTGGGAAGGTACTGCTGATGTAAATACAGAAATCAAAGTATTATATCCTGCAGAAAGATTAACTGCTGGTGATAGAACTAATCAGGCTTATATTGATTTGCAACCTAAAGATGGTTGTATGATCACTGTATTCAATAAGACTACTAATAAATCCCATATCAATTCCTTCTGGTGTAACTATGGTGATGAATTAGTATTCAAGTTAACTACAGAAACTGAAGGTTTATATACTAAGCTCAATGTACCTGATAATATGACCATCAATACTCTTCGTAGAGTTGTAGTTACTAATAGTTATCCTATCCCATTATCTCAACTTGATTATACTTCTTACTTGAATAAACCTAAAGGAACTAAAGTAAATATTCATATAGATAACCCATTAGATGCTTTCTATGAAATTACACTAATTGATGGCTCTGAAGAAACTCATTCTGATATGGAAAATATTCCTATTGGTACTTCTATCTCGGTTAAACTTACTCCTCTTGCAGTAAATCCTGGTAAGTTATTTATTAATGGTATCTATATCCCTGAAGGAGTTAGAACTATTAACGTTGGTACTTATGATAATGCTGATATATTGACTCAATGTACAGAATTAACTGTATCTTGTTCTACTGGATATCCAATTACTACAGATACAGATCCAGATACTAATAATGTCACTGTAGTTGATAGACCATTGGCTATTATTATGACAGATAGTCAAAACTATGAACACCAAACTATTCACTTATATAGATATGATGGTAATACTGGAACTCAAAAAGAAGTTACTTTACCGTATACTATTAAAATGGATACAGAAAATAACTTGGTTGAATATAGAGCTGTAAGTATAGCTGACGAAGGATATGTTCCTGGTAAGCTTAATTACAATATAATCAAACCAATCGAAGGTGCTACGTATATCTTAGACTGTGATGATGCTAGAAAGATAGGTGAATAATATGGATAATAACAATAGAAAGCTTCAGCTTATAGAAGTATTCTATAGCTACTATGAACAACTTATCAATCAAGCTGAAATAGTTTTAAGAACAGATACTGAACGTGGTATTGGTGGTGTTGCTGTTCCAAATTATACAGTAACTATCCAAAGCAAACCTGGAGTTACCGTTAAGGTAATTACATATAAAGGTGGATTTACTACACATACTTCTACTTTCTCCGCTCCTAAAGGTACAGCATTTACTGTATCTTTAGAGGGAGAAAACTCTTCTAAATATATGCTTTCATTAACGGGTGGTGTATTAGTAGAAGACGTAACTATTTCTTTATTAAGTAAAGAAGATATGGCACGTTGTGCTATTATTATAGATGAGCCTTTTGGCAAAGACCAACTTATTCTTACTAAGAAACAAGGTAGTGAATACTTACCTTTAGATTCTTACTTTGCATATCCTGGAGATAGAGCAGATTTCATTGTTCATGTACCATGGAAGCGTAAATACGATCCAGGTATTTTAAATATTACTAGTATTCCTGTTATCCAAAAGAATACTAATATGATCTATGCTACTCCACCTGTATTAAAAACAGACTTTGATCCTAATATAATTGAAGTAACTGTCAATAACAAACCTCATCAAACTATTCATGTATATACGACAGATAAGTCTAATAATACTACGGATAATACCAATACATTTAGATCTGAACCTGGAATTAGATATACTATTGAATCTAAAGCAGAACCTGGTTGGATAGCTGGTAATATTCATGTGAAAAATGTTTATGGTGAATCTATGGTTTCTAATGGTAAATTTGATATAGACGCTATAGTGACAGTAGATGATGCTAAAATTCAATATGTTAAATTGAAGATATCTCAAAAACCACATCAAACTATTAAAGTTAAAGTGTGGAATGAAGACGGATCGGCTTTTAAAGAATATACCGAAGATGCTTTGGTTCAAGTTAATAGTAGATTTGAAGTATCTATTACACCAGAAGCTAATTATAATGCTGGTAAGTTAAATGTGACTAGTGGTAGAATATCTAAAGATGGTAATACTATCTACGCTACTGATGCTACAAGAATGCTAATTACAATTACTATACAACCAGCTGAACATGGTAAATATTTTGTAAATACTATCGAGAATGGTAGAACTATTAAACACACAAATTCATTTACAACTACAGTTGGAACTGCTTATGAAATAGTAGCTACTCCAGATATCTGGTGGCAATATGATTTCAATAAACCATTAAAAGGTACATTTGATAATGATACTACCATTTCTGCTACAGCTAAAATTTGTACAGATTATGAATTTACTATGCTTGTAGGAGAAAATGGTGGTACACATGGTGTAAATATTATAAAATCATGGAATCCAAATTCAAACGAACCACTATTTGGTGATTTTAGTAAATGGTATATAATGGATTCTTTCCATCTCAATGTAAGAAGAGGTATAGCTAGAATATGGTTAGCATTCTGGGGTGGTGATAGCGTAGCTGGTTTGTTTAAAACTTGTACATACGAAATCCTTATAGATGACACATGGTATAAAATACTAGACCACGAACCAAATAGAAACTTTAATGAAAATGGTGATATATATAAAGAATTTTATTTGAGGAGTCCTTTATATAGACCATTGCAAACAGTTTACGAAAGTGTAGGAAAGACCTATCGGGTAAGAATGCACATAGATGTATAAAAAATAAAAGAGAAATTACCGTACCCAATATTGGGTACGGTATATCTTTTTCTATTTAATGGGATTGAGTGTGATATTGAGATTATCTCTAATAAAACTACACATTAAATGTGTAGTTTTTAAGAAATAGTAATCTGGAATTTCTACCCCTGGGGCTGGTTGTTGTGATTTAAAATTGCTTTTTAAGAAGTAAGCTAGATCGCTTTCGGCATCTAGCAAATATAGAATAGTTTTGGTATCATATTCACCATATAATATTCTTTCGATAGTATCACAGATATGTATTCCTAGCGTAAAGTATCTAATATCGTCTGCCGTTACCTTCATATTTACGGTAGCAAACCCATTGAGTTCAATTCCTTTTGGAACCACTATAGCACCAGGAATATAATTCTGGCGTATCTTTTCCAAATTCAGTTTTAATTGCGTTCTTATATCATTTATATTTTCTCTACCAATTAGTTTTTGCATGTTTCTTTCTCCGAATAGTGATTTCTTCATCATCTATATAACTATCACACAATCCGATTACTTCATCAATAAGAAGCATATTATACCTCTCAATATTTCTTATTTCAGATTCAGGTGTATAGAATTTAGATTCTAACACTGCTCCGATGGAAACAATCTTGAGGAAATTTTTCCTGAAGTCGTTACCCAACTCAAGCAAATATGCTGCTGAAACTAGATTTTTTGCTTCATAGAAAAGCTCTCTTATATGCTTTTCTTCAATTTTTCTAATTTCTTTTTCGATGCTGTCTTGTAAAGACATTAGGTACTTTCTGTCCATTTCATCTTTCTCCTTTTTACTAAAATTAAAATCTACACGATTAATTACAGATTGTTTATTTTTGCAAACTTCCCGTACACGCTCTAACGGATGACCACCCCAAAGCATATACCTTCGTTGTTTTCTGGTATCGTATTTCATATCTTTTTAAATACACCCAATTCAATTAGCAAGTCTTCCGTATTTTTCCAGGACATTAACTCGCTCTTAATCGAATCTAAATTTTCCAGTTCGCTGGAATCGTAGCTGCATGCTAACACACATGCTGTACGAGTATCGGTACCGAATGTACCGATGATCCAGTCAGATAACTGAACTTGTTGTGCGTTCATTTTCATTTCCTCCTAAAAACGACGACCCATCATATTATTCATCAACAATTGGGTTTGTCTATCGATTAGAAAACTTTCTAAGACAACCATAAACTTGTCTAGATTATTTAATAATTCTAATGGAGCTGAGTCGACCGCTAATTGAGCTGTCTCCTCACTCATTGGGAATTTTTCCAAAATAGCTTTCTTTGCTTCTGCTTTCTTAAGATCAATATTTTCAATGATAGCTTCTGTACACATAATTTCAATCTCCTATTTCTTTTTATTAACAACTTGCTGTTCAAGTTGCTTAGACTTTTTAACCAATTCTTCGACCTCATGGGATTGGTATTGTTTAATAACTTCTCCCTGGTGGTCTACTTTTTCTTGCAACTCTTGTATCTGTTGGTATTGTTGCTCTACTTTGGAAGTAGTTATAACGGTATTATATATTAATCCACCAATTAATGCTAATACTGTAACAGATACTAAACCTACTATAAACGCTGCAAATTTTTTCTTTTTCTTAGTAGGTTTTAATTTTATGGTGTTTTTTACTGCATCATAAATTGAATTAAATTTACGAAGAACTTTGAAGGTTTCTACATTTCCAAGAATGAAAATGTTTTCTTCAATTTCTTCATAACTGAATCCAATAAAATAAACATGCTCTACTTTATTGGATACATCTTCCTGATTAAATGATTTGTTAATCTTAACTTCAACCTTATAGGTTTCAGCTCCTTCTAATTCAGCATCAGGTACGATGAATGTTCGATATTCTTGGTAATATCTTGAACTTGGTTTGTCTAGATATAATATTCCAGGAATATCATTTTTGGTGAATGCTTTTAATTCACCATAGTTACCTTTCCAGGTGACAGCATCGTCAATCATATCGTTTAGATACGACTTTTCTGTTTCCATTTGACCTCCTTTGATATAAATTTAAATTGAGTTAATAAATACATAACTCTTTCACTATTATAATATACAAGTAAAATTTTTAATTTTTGCAAAAGATATGGGAGTGGGGAATATTCCCCACTCCGCTTTTATATATTTATTGGTATTCTAATATCTTTAATCTTAGCACTTATCCGTGGTTTATGTGTCGTATCTCTAAGGATATGGACGGTTCTAGGACCTAACATTTTGTAATCTTGATCTATTTTAAGTTCTTCTTTATCCATATAAACGTTAACGATACGATTGCTTGTTAGGGTCTTATAATTAGGTGGAACGGTATATACATTATCTTCTAATGTAATCATAAGATCGACTTTCATTATACTCACCTATTTCTTAAAACCAAATGCTTTAGCTACATCAATTTCATGTAGTTTAATAGTGCTATCATGGAATGCTTTCATGGCAATATTCTTAATACGAGAAGCAAGTTGAGGTAATGCTACACCAACATTCTTAAATCCAGCACGATAGAAGAAGTTACCAGCACATACATTACAGATTTTGCCTTTCTCTTTGTATTCACATAAAGAAGAGAATCTCATCTTAACAGTCTTGCCAATATAGTTATTGATATTATCAGAAGTAAGTTCTACTAGCTTATTTCCTTCAACCACATAGCAATACATAACCATACTAGCTATCTTCTTATCGATAGTAATTGTAATAGTACGTTTAGTACCACAATCAGAACCAGCTGGACCTAGAGTAAGATGTTGGAATGCTCTAAGGAATAGTTTTTCCCAATAACCACCAACTTGTGTTTTAACACCACGTTTATATGGACCTTCTGTCATAGACTTAGCCATATTAACATAGTCTTCTCTACTAGTACCTTCAGCATAGTTAGATGTAATAATATTATAACCCTTAGATGGGTCAGGGTCTTTAGATGCACCTTTAAGAACAAAGATATTCTTAAAGTTGTTACCGAATTTACCCTTAGCACCAGAGTCATATAAATCCATAGATGGATCTAGACCTAATTCTTTCTTAGCTATATCTAATAATTCTTTTTCAATCTTAGAAATAGCATAGAGTTTCTTATCTGGATCTTGTAAATCTTTTTCGTACTGTTTAAGAAGCTTTTCTTTGTATGGACGTAAGAATTTACCCATCATAAGCATCTTATCACTAAACCCAGCACTTAGAATATTAGAATAAGGTTGGAATTTTTGAGTACGAATAAGATAGTTTTTAAGAACCTGTAAATCAATCTTATCTTCTAGTAAAGCACTAGAGAGAGTATCATTGATATAATCAAATATTTTATCATTTACTGGTTTATTGATATAGTGGAATAGATCGAATAGATCTTGTTCGATAAAGCACTTATTAAATACCCATCTACCTACAGTAGTTCTGAAACTATTTGTATTTTTATTTCCCTCTGGTCCATAAGTCCCAGGAGGAACGTCAATAATATCATATGTATGGAATCTAGCTTTACCATCAAATACACCGAATGTTTCCATCATGAATGATAAAGATTCAGTTTGCTTTTGAGTTATACTAAATAAATATTCTAGATCTTTAAGATCTGTTATTACTTTAGCTCTACGATTATCAGAAGCCATGTTAGTCCTCCTTTTTGAATAATTACTTATATGTAAACCCATATAAATTTGGTGGAAAGATATGGAGTACCCAATATTGGGTACTCCGTTATCATTGGCCATATGGTATAGTAGTATGACATCCATCCATCAACTTATCATACCTTAAAATGCACTGAAACAAAGCAATCCACTAGAGTCGATCTCTATAAAACCTCTAGGTATTCGTTTATATTCATATAATAAGATAATTAATCAGTTTGGGAGGTAATTAATTTCATATGATAAGGGTGATTAATGATGAATGTCATAATACCACACCATATGGTGTGGTTACATTAGATATTGTAAACGTCTTCACTTAAGATAGTTATAAATAACTCTGTTGGACTCAAGAAGTTTTCACTATAGAAATCGAAGAATCCATCTGTCTTAAACATGGATCTATGGAAACCAATAATGTGTACAGTATTGGTATCTTCATATGATACTATTTTAGGGAAATTATTTCTGAGTTCGTTATTTCTTATACTCCATTTAAAGCGAGGAGTAGATCTTAATTGAAGTTTTTTGGTGTTAGAATAAAGAAGACTATTGATACATTTTACAATGTATTTATTTTCTTTCTCAGTCCATATTTCAAAATGAGGAATAGATTGGAAAGAGTCGTCTACTCTTCTACCTAACTTCCAAGAGTTAAAGTAGTTTTCTACTTCTTTATCGTCTACAAATATATTCTTAATTCGTCTATCAAAATATCTAGCCAAATCAATAGGATCGTGTTTATGTGGACGATATTTCAAGAAACGATTACGTTTGAATAGTTTATATCTATCAGGATCTGCTTTTAATAATAATTTATCATGAATACTCAAAGAAGTATTAGGATAATTAGTATAATAGATCCCGTCGAAATTCTTTTTAGTAAGATGTGTTTCTAATAGATCAAGTTTAGCACGAAGATAAGAAAGCATCTTTCTATAATCTTTTGCTTTCATCTTATTATATTTGCAGAAAGCTTTAACAAAATCTTTTCCAGATTGTTTCTTAGAGTTTACAGATGGTAACCATTTAGCTAATTTAGAAGGATATTTACCATTAGCTACCAATTCTTTATCTCTTTCTAAAGTTTCATTGATGATAGTAAACATCATATCTTGATAATCTGTACCTAGTAGTACAAAGATATCATCCCATCTGCCATACTTATTGACAATGAGCTTTAAGAGTTTGAAATTGATATATCTTTTATTAGCATCTTGTGCCATCCATCTAAGCATATATCTGAATACATATCGTTCACCTAAACCATAACCACTTGTATGGTCTCGAATAAATAGTAACCAACGCAAACCTATTTCTTTATCTGCTTCTAATACTCTTTTTAGAGTAGCAGCTAGAATAAATTCATTAGCTAAGTCTCCGATGGCTCTAAATACACCAGTGGAATTACCAGAACGATAGTCTTTGATATTTTGTGTAATATCTCCCATTTGTTTGAAGAGGTCTTCATGCTCTTCTGCAAATCTTCTAACACGGAGTTTTTCCATTAGAATCATCCTTTCCTAATTTAAAATATAATTTTAAAAATCTATTCTTAGCTCAGATATAAGATAATATGTAGATAGTAAACTGACGTGGAGACCTATATGAGCAATAGGAGTTTACTAAAGTAAAGATACATACCATAAATATTTTTAAATGCTGTTAGAGCTAATTAGACACAAATCAATTTCGATTGACCACACCTAGAGAGTCAATTGAAAGGTAGTAAGAGGTAACGAAGATCTCTTAATGGAGATCTTCTTATTACCCATGAAAGAAAACCAAAGCACTTATATTCTAAAATTATATTAATTGCTGTTCGTGCTTTTCTAAAAATGAATGAATACAAATTTTGTTTGATATCCCAGGATATCTATAAGATATCCTGGTTTACCATGTCGAAATTACATTCCAGGAGCGAAAGTAATGTCTAACCAGAGCTTATTACGATTGTTAAAAAATTGCTGTTAAAGCTCTTTGTAAAGGAATTTGTGTGGAAACTTCACGGCAAACCATGAAGAATCGTAGTTGGATACAGGGTGACTGAGTAGAGGGTTTACTCTCCCTGCATCAATAAAGTGTATATAGGTGTATTAAAATTAATTATTTTACTAGAAATATACAGAATAAGAAATAGTAATTGCTTTTTCTGTATCGATCAATGGTTCATTAGGGAAGTTCAAGATAGTAGCAGGACGGATATCTTGATATACTTTATTACCATGATCGTCTGTTTTTAACCAAGCAGTACATAAAGAGATTTGATTAATACGTGCATCGTTAAGACCTGTTGTATTAATGAAATAATCACGACAGTCGGATTTAGAAATAGATAACTGCATAGTTACAATTGTTTCAGCATCTTGTGTAGTTACCATATCATAAATAGAACCATCGATAGGTGTACCGTCAGTTAATTGTTGAATCATACGAGGATCGGAATCAAAGCGTTTAAAGTAATAAGAAGTAGCAGTTGTACCAGTCTTCTTACCAAAGTAAACTTTCTTTTCATATTCATTAAGAGATTCACCTGCTGTCAAGTATTGTAATGGTACAATATTTTCTGGAGTAATCCAAGAAGCATATTTTTCTGCATATACTTGGGAGTTTTCTCTACCACAACCACCTTTACCTACACAGAATAAATAAACTCTATTCTTTTCAGTAGTAGTTGTAGTATTGATAGTACCATCTAAGTTAAGAGCTGTATTATAACTAGGAGTAATTTCCACGTTATTGATATCAAACAATGCTCTTGCTAAGAAAGCACCACCAGCAATAGTAAGCATATTATGACGAGTAAAGATTTCTTCACCTGTGTCAGTATAGTATGCTGTAATTTTAGTTTTGAGACGACGACCATCTAAGATTTTATACTTGTCATTATCTCTTTTAATCTTGTCATTTAAGATTAGTTCTTTTTCCATAACCTTTCCTTCCTTAATAATCATTATCTGAAGCTAAGAAGCGTAATTGATATTTCTTGTGGTTAGTCGCAGCTGGAACATTGGCTTCAAGATCTTTTTCTATAACACGTAAGTCAGCATCAATAACCATAGCACCAGAATCAGGACCAAATTCTCTAGGAATTTGAGTACCCCATAATGCTATGAATGTATCTTGGAATTCATTAAATAAATTATCTTTGCTAATATAGTTAGCAATTGATTTCCATTTACCATTTATATTGACTTCAAAACTTATAGATTTAGTTTGATCCCATTTACCTTCACCAGCCATTACTTTACGCTGATCTCCTAAATTATTAATCCCGACTAAGTCGAAACCAGCTAATTTAGGTGGGTTGATATTATCTGAAACAAATCGAAGTTCATCTTCAAACCATGCGTCAATTAAAGGACCGAAGTATTTATCCCGTCCTTGCCATCTACCACCAGAACCGTATAAGATGTGTTGACTGTTTTCTACCCATCTAGAAAGGCCAACTGTGAATGTAGTTGTTACCCTAGCAGCTGGAGTAGGTTTGAATTCTTTATTGCCTTCAAATCTACCAGTATATTCTGGTAAGAAACCAGTACGTACTTCAAATCCAGGATTTTCTTTTACAGATAATTCTACTTCATATCTACTACCATATGGTATTTGATCTGTTGTTGTACCATCGACAGTTTTAATCAATGCACCAGTATCTTCATCATAGAATTTAACTTTAACGTGTTGATATTTTCTATCTGTTATAGTAGCATTGAATAACTTAGCTCTAGGTTTTTCTGTAGTAACGTCAATATTGTAAGTTACAGTACCAGAATAACCAATGGTATCAGTTTGTACAATATCATCATTTACTGTATAATTAGCATGATAGTAACCAAATGTATCACTATTAGTAATTAGATACACATCACCAAAGTTAGCTTGAATAATTTGATCAGCTTTAGTAATAGGATAATCGATACCATTCAAATTAACATTCATAGTTTGACGTGTAGGCCATGGATTACGAACATGGATTTGTAATTTCTTTCTAGTAGGCATAGCAGCTTCGATATTTATACTAGGAGAAGTTAATCGTTCCATTGTAGTACTAGGAGCACCAGCTATAAATCCATTATCTGGTTTTACAGCTACTGTAATTAAATCACCATAGTGGGCATCGAAGGATTCAGTATATTCTTTACCATTCAATGTAACCACAATAGTTTGGTGGTCATCTTGTTCTATATTAACTCTACATACTTTAGTAGTTGCAGGAGTTGCATAGATTACAGTATCGCCACGAACAATACCTTCTTTATTGTAAATTTCACCAGCATCATAATTAGGATCCATACTTACAATAGTAGCAGAGTATTGTCTACCTTCTTTAGCTACAAATGAAGTAGTATGATCAGTTCCATCATAACGAACAGTGATTTGTTGTTTATCTGATTGAATTACTTTGATATTGAAATCTCTAGCAATTCTAGAAGCGGTTGCAGTGGCTCTCATATCGCCATTTACGACACCTGTAGATGGAACACGAATACCGTCTTTATCATATACTAATAACTTACCTTGTACATGATTACCTTTACCTTCAATATTTACTTCATATTCAGTTAAATATGGAACTTTGAAAGTTTCAGTATGAGTTACACCATCAACTACAACAGAGATGGTTTGGTCTTCGAATTTATCTATAGTGAATGTAAATTGAGTAAGTTGAGAATCTTCTAAATCAAATACAACATTGTCACTTCTAAACATATCCTTTTTAGGAAGGTTATATTTCAATTGAGATGGATCATAACCCCAATCAGAAGTTATCTTAGCTTCATACTTAACACCAACAAATGTTGGAATATTAAAGTATTTATTATCTACACCTTTACCATCTGTACTATCATTACCATTTACAGTATATACTTGATAACCGATGCCATCGTCGTCAAAGACTTTAAGTTCAATCTTTTGATGTGGTGGTACATGACCAATAGTAAACTTAGAAGTTTGTCTAATTGGTTCGCTAGCTGTAATGATAGTATAATGGTTAATGATACCAGAAGTGATATTAGCTACACCAGGAGTCCAACCAAAATCACTTTCTACATCTACAGCAATTCTAGTGCCAGCTTTAACTTCAAATGTTTCGGTATGCGTAGCCAATACATTATCAGGATTTTCTGGATCAAATTCATATACTGTAATTGTAGTATGATGCGGTGGTCTAATAACTACCCGATAGTTAGTAGAAACAGCAGGGGTTGCTGTAATAGTAAGATCTTTTACTATAATACCTTTATTATAAGAAGGATAACCTGCTTTATATCCATCATCTGGAATAATTTCTACTTCGAATTCATCACCATATTTAGCGAAGAAGTCTTCAGTATAATATTCTCCATTATGAAGAACTCTAATAGTTTGGTTTTGTGTTTGTTGAATATGAACAACAAACTCTTGGTTAAACTTAGGGTCAGTATTAGTACTTGTGGATTTGATAGCTAGTCTATCATACACAGGAATCTTTTCATACTTAGAAGTATGGATAGCAGATTCATAAGTCACATTCATATCGATATCAAAATACTCAACCTTATTGAGGTTTACTGTTATTTCGATATCATCGATAGGACGGATAAAGTTAATCCGAGGATCATTATTACTAAATTGAATAAAGTCACCTTTAGAAATCATAGAAATCTTATAAGATTTAAAGAAGTTTATGATAGTAAAAGCATATTCCATCAATGAAGTTTCAGATGCACCAGGGAATCTATCAAAGATATGATGGAATTCATAACCACCAAAGTAGTTTTCTAATAAATATGCTACGTTAGATACAGTTTCTGCAATCTTTTCTTTACGAGTACTTCTATCTGTGATAGAAGCAATACGTTTAATACTGTTATAAAGAACAGTATCTTTATCTTTCAAGAAATCAGTAAATGTGGTAGCAGTATGCCCATCAGATTTCTTAAAGTAAGTAAGATTGAACTCAGTAATCATCATAGAATCATATAGATCTTTCCAGATCTTATAGTATCTATACTTAGTAGCATGACCCATACCATAAGTGATTGTATCGTAAACCTTTTTATTGGTTTTATATTGAGTAGTGAACTCTTCTATAGATTTTAATCGCTTCTCTGGGATGAAGAAATCCCATACTGGATACATATCTAAAGTTTGTCTAGCTTTAAGAATTTCTTTTTTAAGAGCAGGTAAATCAGCATGCATATTAAAGCCTTTGATATACATGATCTTAGATGGAGTATCCATAATCTTATCTTCTGTATCTTGATCAAGATAAGCTAAAGCTGTAAGATAAGAGAATACATGACCAATCTTAAATTCTTTTGCTGTAGATATATTAGGAAGAGA